TTAATTTGACTAATATAAATGAAACAGGAAAAGTGAAAAAAAATTTTAAAGTTCATAGATTAGTTGGATTAGCATTTATAGAAAATCATGAAAACAAACATGAAATTAATCATAAGGACAAAAATAAACTAAATAATAACATATCTAATTTAGAATGGAACACAAGAAAAGAAAATAATATTCATCGCACGGAAGGATTAATAATGAAAACTAATAAAAATAAAGAAGTATTAAGGTTAGACAAAGTTACAAATGATATTATAGAAGAATATAATTCAATCGAAGATGCTGGAAAATGGGCATACAATAATAATTTAACAAACACAGTTCATAATGGTAGGAATGCTATTGGAAATTGTGTAAATGGATTGAGTAAAATCGCTTATAATTATAAATGGATTTTTAAAAATAAATATGAAAGTTTAGAAAATGAGATCTGGAAAGAAATAGTTATACCTAATATTATAATTAATGATAAAAAGTATTTTGTATCTAATTTAGGAAGATTTAAGAATAGTAAATGTGTTATTATGGATAATTATAAAATTAATGATAATGGATATATTCGTGTATTTATATTTAACAAAACTTATTTATTGCATCGTTTAATTGCTTTTATGTTTTTAGAAAATCCTGAAAACAAAGAACAAGTAAATCATAAAGATGGAAATAAATTAAATAATAAAATAGATAATTTAGAATGGGTAACTAATAAAGAAAATCAGGTTCATAAGTTTCAATCAGGTTTAGGAAATAATTTTACAAGAAAAATTGGACAATATGATTTAGAAAATAATATAATTAAAGAATTTAGTTCAATCAAAGAAGCTATGGATGAATTAAAAATAAAAACAATAAAAGAAGTTTTATACGGAAAACAAAAAACAGCTGGTGGATTTATTTGGAAATATTTAGATGAAAATTATTAATAATTTATTAGTATTTAAATTTTTTATTATCTTAGACTATAGTATATAATATGGTCTACATGTCAGGAAGCCGCAACGCACGTAATGCCGCATCTATTATTAACAGGTGGAATTGTGGAGGCCCAAAAAAGGCCGGCCTCGCACCACGAAGTGGTTATTGGTTTATGCAAAACAATCCTAATCTTACAGGGGCAACAAATACACAATTTGGATTAGTCTGTAAGGGAAATTATTCCAACCCATCTCAAAGTGCTTGGAGAGCAATTCACAGATATTAAGCAAATTAATAAATTTTTTATTGATATTGTTGAAATATTTGTGTTAATAATTAGTTTTTAAGAAATATATAATTTAGCAAAAAAATAATTTAATAACAAACATATTAAATTATTAAAGGAAGATAATTAAATGTTAATAAGGTTGGATAATAGAGAAAAGGATTTAATATCAAAAATTGAAGAATTAATTAGTAGTACACCTTCGTTTAAAGATTTAGAATTGAAGGTAGAAAATTTACCATTAGGTGATGTAATAATAAGTAATGACATTAGTTCAGATATTGTAATAATAGAGAGAAAAACGGTGAGAGATTTAAATTCAAGTATAAAAGATGGAAGATATGAAGAGCAGTCATATAGATTAAATGGAATAGACCATCACAATCACAATATAATTTATTTAATTGAAGGAATAATCCATGATTTTAGACCAAATAGTAATTCTAATCAATATCAATCAAAATATAAAAATTACCATGTAATAGATAAAAATATGATATATTCAGCGTTGACGTCATTAAATTTATATAAAGGTTTCTCTCTAATGAGAACATTCGACATTTATGAAACAGCATTTTTTATTTGTAATATGGCAAATAAAATTAAAAAAAATAAATCAGACAGCAAAAAACTATATTATGATGACAATACAGTTTGTTTAAACATGCCTAAACCACAATTATTGAAGGTAATAACAGACCCAGAATTGGAGAAACAAGAAGATGAACAAGAAATACAGGTACAAAATGAAGAAAAAGAATATGTAAATGTTGTTAAAAAAGTGAAAAAGGAAAATGTTACACAAGAAAATATTGGTGAAATAATGTTGTGTCAAATACCAGGAGTGAGTGTAGCAACATCATTGGCAATTATGAAAGAATATAAGACAATTATAAATTTAATAAAATGTTTAGAACAAGATCCGAAATGTTTAGATAAAATTAGTTATGTAACATCAAAAGGACAAACACGGAAAATAACAAAAACGTCAATAACTAATATTTTGAAATATTTGAAATAAGTTGTAAGTAAATTTGTTTTGTTTATATATTATATATTTAAATGAGTGAAGATACAGTAAAGTTGCTAGTAATAGTGTTGGCTCTTTTAGTAATAATTTATGTAAGTGTTCGATTTATGAAGGGTCAAATGTTAGAAGGTTTAGAGAATAGAGATACAACAACAGATGGAACATCATTGCCAGAAACAAATTTCAATGGTGAAGCAGGTAATTCGGCAAACTACGCTACAAAAATAAAGTCTGTTGTTACAAAAATGCACGATACATTTTTGATAGATAAATATAGAAAGGATTATGAAAATGTTATTATTAATATGGATGATTTATTAGATTGCTTAATGATGAAAGTAGTTTTAAATATTCAAATAGACCCAAATAACCCTAGCGGAGCATTAAAACATTTAGCATTATTAAATTCATTGAATGAGTCAAAGAATTCACTAAATAACGTAATGAAATTTGTTGATAAAAACTAAATATATTATAATTCTTTATGAGTGGGATTTACTAAAATATGTATACTTTATAAAGTTTAGCAATTTGAATATATTTTTTTGTTGATTATTTATTCAAAACTTATTTTATAATATGCCAGCTCTAGGTACTACTGTTATTCGTCAAAACTACAAAAATAGTAACGCTTCAACAAGAGGATTACCAATAGGTTTAATTCTTAACGACCCAAATGTCGGAAGAGCATACTATTTTTGGTCATTAGGTTCAGGTGTCCAAGCAAACCGCATTTACAATTGGTGCAAATTACATCCAAATCAATGTGGTTAAATACATATAAATCTTTTTTCAAATTTTATATGTATTTAAGCAACTTTTATAGCAACTTCATTTTCGGCATAATAACCAGCGTCGACTAATTTTTGTGTATAATCAGCGCCACCCCAGTTAGGATCCATTGGATTAGGACTTACACCACTAGTTTGTTGTTCATAATTCATCATTTCAAGTGGTGTTGTTGTACCGACATAATAGTCTGTTTGGTCGTATGATGGATAAGATTGTTTATTATATGGCATGTCACTATGTGTTGCGTCAACTAACTTTGTGGTATTTGGAAATGGTGGAGAAGGAGGGAGACCTCCATGTAAATCACTTACACTTGGTCTTACTTTATATACTTGTTCACCTTGAGCGTCATAAGTTTTTTGAAGATATAATACAGGACATTTTATTCCTTGACTTTTTTGCCAGTCTAAGAATTCAGTGTATTCTTCTAAATTGTTGAATTCAATTGGATTAACTCCAGGAACTTTGGCAACACGTGAATTATATAAATAAAACTTGGAGTCTACTTGAACCAAAATATTAGGACATCTTTTTGTTGCTTTATTGTCATTACTACTATTATTTGTTAAACCCTCAATTAATAATGAATTATTATGTCTTGCACAAAAAAATAGACCTGCTAAAAATATAATTACAATAATTAATAATAATGGTGACATTTATATAAAATGTAAACAAAATAAATTATATTTTTTTCTATTTTGAGAGAAACAAAATTATAATTAAACAATAATACTTAAAGAAAAGAGCATATATAATAAATGTGTTATCTAAAAAAGGTTGTAGAAAATATTGGAACTAAAAGAAATGCAGTTAACAGAATTGTGAGAGAAAGAATTATTTTAGGTGAAAATCTCCCAGAGTGTAGAAATTGTATTTATTTTATTCCAATTCAAAATAATAGTTCAAGAAATATAGACGAAACACAGAAATATATTTTTTCAAAGTGCAATAAATTTGGAGAAAAAAATTTGATAAATGGGGCAATTGATTATAGTTATGCTTCTATTTGTAGAAAATATGAAACAAAATGTGGTAAAGAAGGAAAGTACTTTATTCACAAAGAAGAATATTATGATGAAACAAAAGAATTTTAAAGAAAGAAATAAAAATTTTCTATGAATAATTTATAGTATGGTTGAAATTATTCATATAGATGAAAACACGAATGAAGGAAAAATTAATGAAGTAATTGAAAAAATAAAATCAGGCAAACATGTATTTGCTCTTATTTATATGAATGGGTGTGGACCTTGTGAAATGACAAAACCTGAATGGAAAAAATTAGAAACAACAAATTTGTTAAATGGTATTAATGCTGAAATACTTATAATTGATATTGATAAAGATTTTGTTGACAAATTGAGTTCAGTTATTAAAACTGATAACATTATGGGGTTTCCAACTATTCGTTATATAAAAGACAGTAAGGAAGAAGAATTTGAAGATAGTGATATTAAAGAGAAAACTAGAAGTATTAGTTCATTTGTTGATTGGATTAAATCAAAAACGCAACAAAAAGGTGGTAAAAAATATAGAAAAACAATGAAAACTAGAAAAACAAGAAAAACAAATAAAAATACAAAAAGAGGTGGTAAGTGGTCGTCAAAATACAAACGCAGTATTAACTGTAGAAAACCAAAGGGTTTCTCTCAAAAACAATATTGCAAATATGGTAGAAACAAAAAATAAACAAAATAAACAAAATAAAATATCAACATAATGTAATATTCTATTTTGAAATGCTATATAAATATATTATTGAACTCATATTTGGCATATTAACTGGAGTAATAATGGGAACAACAGGAATGGCACCTTTTACTCTTCTTATGTTAATTTTAGAATACTTTAATGTCAATGAATATAAAACTATATTAGGTTCTGTTCTGTTAGTAAATTTATTTCCAATAACAATAGGGTCTATTTATGAGTTTTATAAAGCAAAAAAAATAGATTATGTTATGTCAGCAATACTTATTTTAAGTGTTACACTAGGTTCATTTTTAGGGTCAAAATTAGTCCTTAATGGTAAAAATAAATTAAGTGTTAAAACAATAAAATATATTACATCAATTATGGGTTTCACAATCGGTTTCATATTTTTATTCTCAGCGGTCAATTCTGAATAGTAGTGCTTTTTTTTCAGTAAACCATAATCTTGTTCAGGATTATCATTTACAACACGTATGAAATGACAATACATGATATGACATTTATATATTTTATTATAGTTGGATATATATTTTCAAATAAAATTGAATTAAAAATAAGATAGTAATAAATATTATACAGAGTAAATAATATGTTACACGATAGATCGTTTAGAGTTTTTGATTTCAATGTTCTTAATACTAATACACAAACAACAGTTTCAGATAATACAGATAGTGATTCTGAAGAGGGAACTTATAGAAAAGACCAGTCAACATTTCTTATTCAAATGTTTGGAATTGATGAAAACGGAGAAACACATTCAGTACAAGTAGAAAATTTCAAACCATTCTTTTATGTAAAAGTAGATGATTATTGGTCACTTACTACAAAAAATAAATTTCAAGAATTTATAAAAATAAAATTGGGAAAATTCTACGAAAATTCTATTTCAGATTGTAAAATTATAAAAAGAAAAAAATTGTATGGTTTTGATGGTGGAAAAGAACACAAATTTATTCGTTTAGAATTCACTAGTATTGCTGCTTTTAATAAAGCAAAAAATTTATGGTATGGTGAAGGAAAAACTGATCTAGAAGGGCGTTATTCACGTAAATTATTGAGATATGGATTAAGATTTGAAAAAACAAATACTGAATTGTATGAAGCAAATATTCCACCTCTATTGAGATTTTTCCATATTCAAAACATTAGTCCTTCTGGTTGGGTTCAATTACCAGCAAAAAAAACAATAGAAGTAAAAAATGATGAAAAAAAAACAACATGTAAATATGAATACATTATTAGTTATAAAGACATTATTCCGTTGAATGATAAGGAAATGCGTGTTCCTTTTAAAATTATGAGTTTTGATATTGAAGCAAGTAGTAGTCATGGTGATTTTCCTATTCCAAAGAAATCATATAAAAAATTAGCGACTAATATTGTTGATTATTTTGATTCACTAAATATGGAGTTGAATGCTTCACTTTGTAATAATTTATTAAAACGAATTATTTTAGCAGCATTTGGGTACGAAGAAATGACACAAATTGATTTAGTATATCCAATACCAGGAAAAAAACCAACAACAAAAGAACAAGTAATTCAAATGTTTGAAAAATGGATTATTATGCCAGTAAGAACAAATGAACAATCAATAGATGAATTATCAGACGCAGTTACTATTGAAGCAATGTTTGAGAAAATGGGTAAATCTCAAAACACTGATGGTAATGAAGGAGACGATGATTTTGGCGAAAATGTCGATAATGACAATGATAATGATAATTGTGTTATCGTAGAAGATGACGATGATTATAAACCGACTTCTAGAAAATATAACAATATAAATAAACCGACAAATCAAAAACAAGTAGATAAAAAGACAGTTATCGATATTTTATTAAATAAAGAAATGAAAAGAGAAGAAAAAATCAGTGAATTGAATATTTCGCTTACTCCTAGAGGAAATAGTAATAATTCAATTTTCCCAAAATTGGAAGGTGATAAAGTAACTTTTATTGGGTCTACATTTTTAAAATATGGTGAACAAGAACCATATATGAACCATTGTGTTGTTCTCAATACTTGTTCTGATATGCCTCTTGAAAACAGTTTTGTAGAATCATATAATACTGAAAGAGAAGTATTACTTGCATGGACAAAATTAATTCAAAGAGAAAATCCAGATATTGTGATTGGATATAATATATTTGGTTTTGATTATGAATTTATGTTTAGACGTGCAGAAGAAACAAATTGTGTCGAAGATTTCCTTAAATTATCAAGAAATTGTGATGAAGTATGTGGTAATAAAATAATGGATGATGGTGGAAGATTTACTGGAGGTTATAAGATAGAAGAAAGCAGTATTAAAATTGCGAGTGGACAACATGATTTAAGATTTATTAAGATGAATGGTCGTCTTCAAGTTGATTTATATAATTATTTTAGAAGAGAAGAAAATTTGACATCATATAAATTAGACTATGTTGCTGGTTATTTCATAGGTGATTATGTGAAAAATCTAGTGAATGATGATATAACTGGAAAAACAAGAATAAACACGACAAATTTGACAGGACTATTAGAAGGAAGTTATATTCATTTGGAAGAAATAGGACATTCAGTTGATTATTATTCGAATGGAGACAAATTTATTGTTTCTAAGGTGGATAAAAATGAAAAATACTTTATTGTTGACGCATTATTAAAACCAGATTTTAGTAAGAAGGTTAGATGGTGTTTAGCAAAAGATGATGTTACACCAAAAGATATATTTAGAATGACTAATGGAACAGCAGATGACCGAGCTATTATTGCGAAATATTGTATACAAGATTGTAACTTAGTTCATTATTTGATGAATAAAAAAGATACAATTACAGGATTTAGTGAGATGGCACGTATTTGTAGTGTTCCTATGAATTTCTTAGTAATGCGTGGTCAAGGAATTAAATTGACTAGTTATGTGGCAAAGAAATGTCGTGAAAAGAGAACATTAATGCCGGTTTTAGACAAAGGAACCGCAGATGATGGTTATGAAGGTGCCATTGTATTAGATCCAAAATGTGATTTGTATTTAGATAAACCAGTTGCTTGTGTAGATTATGCTTCTCTTTATCCTAGTTCGATGATTAGTGAAAATTTATCACATGATACAAAAGTATGGACATTAGAATATGATTTAGACAATAATTTGATTAGAGAAACTGGAGATAAAGACGAAAATGGAGATTACATTTATGATAATTTAATTGGTTATGAATACGTAGATGTTGTTTATGACACTTATAAATATGTTAGAAAAACACCAAAGGCAGCAGCAAAAAAGGTTAAATGTGGAAGAAAGATGTGTAGATATGTTCAGAATGTAGAAGGTATTATGCCATCTATTTTGAAAGAATTATTGAAAGCACGTAAAGATACACGTAAACTCATTCCAAATGAAAAAGATGAATTTATGAAACAAGTTTTAGAACAGAGACAACTCGGTTATAAGGTAACAGCAAATTCTTTATATGGACAATGTGGTGCAAAAACGAGCACATTTTATGAGAAAGATATTGCTGCTTGTACGACTGCAACAGGACGAAAATTATTAACGTACGCTAAAAGAATAATTGAAGAATGTTATGGAAACACTATTTGTAAAACAGAGCATTATGGATTGGTAAAAACTAACGCAGAGTACATATATGGTGACACTGATAGTGTATTCTTCACATTTAATTTACAAACTCCAGAAGGAGAACCTATTCGTGGAAAAAAGGCGCTAGAAATTACGATTGAATTAGCGCAACAAGCAGGACATTTAGCGTCCAGTTTCTTAAAAGGTCCACATGATTTAGAATATGAGAAGACGTTTATGCCATTCTGTCTTTTATCAAAAAAGAGATATGTAGGAATGCTTTATGAGACAGACCCAAATAAATGTAAAAGAAAAGAAATGGGTATTGTATTGAAGAGAAGGGATAATGCCCCAATAGTTAAAGATGTTTATGGTGGTATTATAGATATATTAATGAAAGAGCAGGATATAAATAAGGCAATTGATTTTTTAAAAGGGTGTCTTCAAAATATAGTAGATGAAAAATATCCAATGGACAAATTAATTATTACAAAATCGTTGCGTTCTGGTTACAAAAATCCAAATTCAATTGCACATAAGGTTTTGGCAGACAGAATTACAGCGAGAGACCCAGGAAATAAACCAGGACCTGGAGATAGAATACCATTTGTTTATATTAGTAATCCAAATAAGAAAGCACTCCAAGGAGAAAAAATAGAAACACCGACATATATTTTAGAAAATAAATTGAAAATCGATTATTCGTTTTATATCACAAATCAAATAATGAAACCAGTACAACAGGTGTTTGCTTTAGTTTTAGAGAAGATATGGGATATGCAAGGAAAAAAATCGAAGATATCAAAATTCCAAAAAGAAATAGATATGTTAGCAAAAGAAGAAAAAGATGAAAGTAAGTTTGATGATAAATTGGAAAAAATGCGTAATAAAGAAGTAAAGATATTGTTGTTTGATGAATATTTAAGACAAACCAATAATGAAAAAGAAGGAAATCGTAGTTTAACAAGTTATTTTAAGACAACAAAAAAATAATATAATATATTATTTGAAAAATTATTATAACAAAATAAAACAAAATATAAAATATATATTATATTTTCCAGTTATAATATATAATGGGTCACATAAAAACGAGTGCTATTTTTTATCGCAGAGGCGTAAGTAATAACCAATCGAATTTTGGTATTGCAGTAACAGCAAATTATCCAATTGTTCAACCACAATGGTATTTTATAGGAAATAATAACTTTTTCTCTCTTAACAAAAATATTATGACATTAAATTAGTTAGAATTTATTTTCGACTATCATTTTGGTTTTTGTTTTTGTTTTTCATATTTATTGCTTTAACAATTTTTTGATAGGTTTCCATATCAATATAATGTTCGACACCTATTTTTCTTTTAGAAACAAGACCTAATTTTGAACCATGTTTAACCTCATGTTCTTCATTAAGTATTTGATTTAATTTATTGTAATCAAAAACAAATGAAGGATATAAGAAATTTAAACAATTTTTCATTATTGGAAATGGGTTTTCACAGAAATGATAATATTCGATTACAAATACATTTGGATGCGATGATTTAACCCATTTTTTTATAAAATTATTGTAATAATCAATGCGTTTATAATAGAAATCAACAAGACCTTCTAATGAAGTATTTAATTCATTTTGTTTACAATGATAACGATAAAATGCTTCTAATTGAAATATAGTATTATTTCTGTAAAGTAGAATATATTTCTCTCTTGGATTGATTGGAAGTTGCAAATCAAAGTCGTGATTTTTTTGAAAAATTTTACCGTGTAAGCAAGGAACTGTCTTACAACATTGATAATAACTACAATAAGTATATGAAATATCGAATGAAGAAAAAATTTTTTCAAATAGAGTGTTTATTAAATTTTGACCACTTCTTGGAAATGAAATAATTTGAACCATTAATAAATTAATATATGACAATATTAATTTATTTTATACTAATAACAAAATTTTTATTTTATTTATTTATTTATTTATTTATAACAAGAACGAGTATTTCTTCTTTCACTTGTTGTTGAAGCATTTCTTTTATATCCATCCACAATATTTCTAGCAAAACCTTCTTGTTCTAATTTATAAGCAATAGATAAAGGACTTCTTTGATGAAGTAAAGCAATTTCATCTACAGATAAATCTAATAATTCGTGTTCTCTTTGAAGTCTAAGAATTTCTGGAATTCCCCATTTTAAACCATTTCTGCTAGTATCAGTCATTTTATGTATTATATTTATAATACACGAGATTTCTTTAAATAGTTTATATAAATATAATAATTATACTAAAACATATTGACTTTATTAATTATAGTCCATATTATAATCAGGATTTGAAGTAGTGAAAATAAACTTAGAAGATAACCAAGTTCCTATTAGTATCCACATTGTATTTATTGTATTTGCTCCGTTATATACAATCCATCTGAGACCTTGGCAATGTGGTGTAGCAGTTAAAAATGGAGACATTAAAAATCCATACCAATTATTTGGAACACAAAATGTTGTATATAAATGAGATGACCAATAATGCATAAAAATCCATACTAAATATATACATGCGATTTTAAAAATTCCACTAATAAAATTCCACAATATTTTAAATATATTTTTAATTATGCTTCTTGAAAAATCGAATACAATATATAAAATACTTTTTTCTCTCTTTATTTCATTTGTTTCATTATGTGTATCATTAAGTGTTTGTGTTTGAGTTTCAACTTCTTGTACTTTTTTAGGTTCATTATCTGGTAAAATTTTTTCTTCTTCTTTTATATTTTTTTCTTCAACGGGTTGTTCTATATTCTCTTCCATCTTTTTCGATTTTTTTTCTTTAAAACTATCAATATCAACATTTATCCAATCTGAATTATTTTTTCTTAATCGTGACATTTGATATAATATATATTATATAGTCTTTATGTAGTATTATAAATATCTATTCCGAATTAGCGTTATCATCACTGTCAATATTAGTATTTTCATTAGAATGTTCACTTTCAGAAGTACTCGTATTTAATAAACTGTCGGCACTGTTATCAGAATAGTGTAATGTATTATTAGTTTGTTGATTTTCTGGAACATAATTACGTATATTATATCTGCAAACAGGACACCAATCACGATTATTGTTAAACCAATCATTTAATGGTTCTGTATTAAATATATGACCACAATGTATTATTTGTGAAATGATATCATCTATACCGAACCTTTCTAAAGAAATTGGACAAATATCATAATATGGATTAATCACATCTCTAAAACAAATACGACGAGTTGCTGTTTCAATTTGTGTTTGACTAATTTGAATAGGCAATGGTTCTTCAATTAAAATGTTTTCAAATAGTGTTCTCCTTGTCATATTGTTAGTCAATCTGTTTGTGTTTCTATTATTTTGAAATTCTCTTACTCTATTTGGAATATCTCTAGGTGTATATTGATCAGAATTTCTATTCCTATTTCGAAATCTAGGGTCATAAACATTAAACATTTCATTTTCAACATTATCAATATGTCTAAAAATTTCGAGTGAATATAAGCGAAAATTATCTGCGTTAAGAATAGTTACCGGGGCATTTATTAATGTATTTAAACTATTACAAAGTTGCTGATGTACTTCTTTTAAAGATCGTAAATAGTCAATAGAATTTACGTTATTGTTTATATTGTTATTATTCATTTCAAAAGATTTATATATATAATTGTTAATTTGTTTAAGTCAATTTGTATAAAATTATAGAACAAATATAAAGACAAAATAAATATAATAAAAATAATTGATATAAATATCTATTTAAAAATATATATTATAGTTACAGTATGAATAGTAATAATATAAATTATAAAAAATATGAAGATAAAGGGTTAACTGGTCTTACAAATTTAGGAAACACGTGTTTTATAAATTCTTGTATTCAAGTTCTTTCAAATACATATGAGTTAAATGATTTTCTTGATAAAGAGACATACAAAAAGAGATTAAATGACACATATGATTCTGCTTTGTTGATCGAATGGGATAATTTGAGAAAATTGATGTGGTCACAAAATTGTATTATTTCTCCAGGAAAATTTATAAAAACAATTCAAAAATTATCAGAATTAAAAGGTATACAATTATTTACAGGATATGATCAAAATGATATAGCAGAATTCCTACTTTTCGTGGTAGATTGTTTCCATAATTCTATATGTCGAGAGGTTGATATGAAAATAAGTGGTTCTCCTGATACAGAATTAGACAGAGTTGCTGTTAAATGTTATGAAATGATACGAACAATGTATTCAAAAGAGTATTCAGAAATATGGAGTATGTTTTATGGTATTCATGTTTCACAAATAATATCAAATGAAACACAAGAGTTGTTGAATTATACACCAGAACCATATTTTACGATTAATTTACCTATTCCAACAAACAATAAATCTCCAAATATAATGGAATGTTTTGACATGTATGTATCTGGTGAAGTAATGGAAGGTGATAATGCTTGGTACAATGAAAAAACTGATAAAAAAGAAGATGTTACAAAAAAAATAGTATTTTGGAGTTTTCCAAAAATTTTAGCAATAGATTTTAAGAGGTTTAATAATAGAAATATTAAAAACCAAACACGTATTGATTTTCCGTTAGAAAATTTAGATTTAGTGAAATATTCAATGGATTACAAAAAAAATACTTACATTTATGATTTATATGGAGTTTGTAATCATTCAGGTTCTGTTTATGGTGGTCATTATACAGCATATATAAAAAATGCAAATGGAAAATGGTATCATTATAACGATACAAATGTAGAAGAAGTCAAGGATTTAGAAAAAATAGTTAGTCCCAAGGCGTATTGTTTATTTTACAGAAAAAAGATGGAAGCATAAAATATAAATTATAGTAATAATATATATTATATAAATATGGAAGTAAATCCGAACACAACAACTCAATCAACAACAATGTATGACTATGTAAACAATTTTTTTATGACTCCTAGTGTTTTTATAATTGTATTTTTAGTAATAATTGCTTATGTTTTCTTATTTATGTCTTTAGGAAATTCTAGTTCGTCAGGAGAGAGTGATACAGAATCAAAAGGAAGTAAATCAATAATGATAATTATTATTGCTGTTTTTATTTTTTTACTTGTCGTAAATGGTTTAAAATACTTTTTAGGTATCGATATTTATGCTTCTGTAAAAAATTTATTTGAAGGAACACCAACAATTGATATAAAAGTAGATGAAAGTAGAAGTGCTGTTCCTGAAATTCGAATAAAGAAACAAGTATTCAACATTCCTGGAAATGAATATGGTTATCAAGACGCAAAAGCATTATGTCAAGCATATGGCGCACGTCTAGCAAATTATAATGAAATAGAAGAGGCATATGGAAAAGGAGCAGAATGGTGTAATTATGGTTGGTCAGATGGTCAAATGGCATTATTTCCAACACAAAAAGCAACATTTGAGCAACTGCAAAAAATCCAAGGTCATGAAAATGATTGTGGACGACCAGGTGTTAATGGTGGATATATGGCAAACCCACATTTAAAATTTGGTGTGAATTGTTATGGATACAAACCACGAATTACAGATGAAGAGAAGGAATTGATGTTGAATACAGAAAAATATCCAAAAACAATGAAAGACATTGCTTTGGAACAAAGAGTAGAATATTGGAAAAACAAGATAACCGAAATTTTAATATCACCTTTTAACCATGATACATGGAGCAAAATTTAGATATAACCATAACCATAACCATAATCAAATACAACAATAATAACAATAAATAAAACGAATACATTATTGTTATTATTCAGTATGGACAAGTATCATATTCATAATATTCATAATATACATAATATACACTATAATTAGTTATACTTGTTTTGTAAAGTATATCGTCTGCAATAGATAAAATAGTAATAATAATATAGTAATAAGTATAAATAGTAGAAATATATAAAAAAACTAATTTGATTGAAATGAAAATAATAAATACATGACTTCTTATATCATGGTTATTAGTTTGAAAAAATGCTATACAAAACTTTTCATATAATCTATTGAAGTCAAATATTATTTCAAAGAGTGAAACAACTTTTTCTACTGGTTTTCTACAAATAACACAACACAACTTATTATGTAACCATTTTTCTAGACATTCTTTATGAATAAAAAAATCACACTTACAATATCGTTTTATTATACTATCATATTTTGTAAATCTCTCACAACAATTTCCTTTATTTAAAATTTCTAAACATATAGAACATTCATTTTGATTTTCTAAATTACTTATTTGTTTATTGATAACCAATATGTTATTTTCTTTTTCTACCCATATTTCATCATTGTCATAATATGGTTCAAAAGTAATAAATAACATTTTGCTTTATAATGTATATATACTATTGTTATTTATTTTGTTTTCTAGTTATTTTGTTTTCTAGTTTTTTTATTTCGTTTTTTCAACTTTTTTTCTTGGTCATCATTATTATCATCTTTTTTATTATTTATTTTTGTATTATTTTTCCTAGTTTTCTTAAATTTTGATGGTTTCTTATCTGCTGAAGAAAATTCCAATAATTTTTCATACAAGTCATCGTCTATAACTTCTTCATCATATTTATCTGCATCTTTACCAGTATCTATACTTGTACTAATATCTTCATCATAATTATACCCATGATTATCTCGGAGTGATTGTTTTTGTACATAAAATAAACCACTAGGGATGATTAAGTTTTTAAATAAATCTGATACATTATCATATTGTTTTGTTTCATAATTGAAATTTTGTGTTACAATAGGTGAAATTCCATTTTTAAGAAGAATTGATTGTACATCAAAACCACCACTCATAATTTTGCCGTCTTTTTTATATAAAACAAAATCCTCATCTTTTTCGAATTTTTCTTTGAAGTCCTGTTTTTCTGTCTCCATATATTTTACTGATATTAATTAATTATTAGAAAATCTCTTTATTTCTGGAACGATTTTAGTTTCTCTATTTTCTTTTAAATAATCTATAATTTGTTTCACTTGCGCTTCATTTTTAATAATTTCTCCTAAAGACTTCTCTAAAAATTTAAATGTAAGAGGTGTTTGTACTTTAGAATTTGCAAATTTCAATTTACCATCGCTTATTTGAATTGTTGCTGCTGATAAATTATTGTCTTCAGCATAATTTATTATTACACCTTCTAATTCATTGCGTTTATCTCTCAATTCCTTCACTTGTTCATTTAATGTCTTTAATTTATTATCTATGGCAACCCATTTTTGAATATTTTGTTCGAAATTCATTTTATAATTTTGATTTATAAATATTATAAAAAAATTATTTTTAATATATTTTATAATTATAATATTTATATATTTATAGAATGTGTTGGAATTCTTCTGTTTCATTAAACACGTTTGTATTCAGTTCATTTGTCCTCTTAATGATTATGTATAACAACAAATATACTAAATATAAAATAAATGAACTAAATCATTTTTGGATGTACATGTTTTTGTTTTCATTTATAGTTATGCAGTTATTAGAATTTCTTATGTGGAAAAATATTGGAAATAAATTTTACAATAAAATTATATCGATTTGTATAATTATACTTATAGTATTTATTCAACCACTCGTTTCTCTCATGAATATAAATGACAATGACAATTTAAGAAAAAAATTATTGAAAGTATATATATTTCTATCTTGTTTTTATGCTTTATTTTTTTATTCAAATTATAATATTCATACAGAGATTACAAAAGGCAAACATTTAAATTGGAGAATAACACCATACAATAAAATATTTGCGTTATTTTTGGGGGTTATATGGTTATTTTTCTTTTTATACAGTTTTTATCATAACAAATATTGGTTAGGACTTATATTTGGATTGGTAACATTTGGGTTGAGCACATATAATTATTTTGAAGACAAATCTATTAGTTCCAATTGGTGTTGGATAGTTAACACAATAATGTTGTTTTATGCTTATAAATTGTTGTTTTATCTGCCTTATAAATTAGGATAAAATATTTAGGATCAACACTCTATTTTATACGATTTTCAAAATAAAATAATTTGAATATATAAGAAGGAAAATAAAATATGTATAGGAGATTAGGTATTACATTAAAAAACAATAGGTTTAGAGGGTTCAATAATAATCGTACATATAATTCACGTAATATTCGATACGACACATTCGGAAATAATCTTTTTATGAGAAATTCATTAACAAGAAAACTTACGAATAATGTAAATAATAATTATTATAGACGTCAACCATATAGACCTGTTTATAATCAACAAACAAATTTTAATCCTGTTTTACGTAGTTCAGCACATACTAGAAAAATATATGTTAATAACATTAACAACAATAATGTGTTACGACGTATCAGATATATAGAACCACCTAGACAGATAATACCACGATCAAATTTTATTAGAAAAGAGATAAATCGTGAAAAATCTGTGTCAAATGTCATGTTATTTGCTAATATGAGGGATGAAACTAATATTAATGAATGGTGTGCTCATCATTTGCTTATGGGTTTCGATTTAATTTATATTTTTGACCATAAATCGGTTACACCTATTAAAAATATTTTATCACCAGAATTGAAAGATAAAGTAATTGTTGAGAGATGTGAATTGGAAAATTCATATTTTACAAGAAGTCAGAATAAAACTCATATAAAAAATATGAAGACGTATTTTATGACACGTTCTATTGGAATTGCAAGAACATTTCGCGCTGATTGGTTTATTCATATTGACGCAGATGAATATTTTGTCTTAAATAATTATGACAATGTAAAGTCATTTCTAAACGAGTATAAAAACGCAGATTCGGTTGCTGTTAACTGGTTATTTTTTGGAACAAACGGTCATATAGAAACACCACAAGGTTTGGTTATAGAAAATTATACAAAATCGACAAACTTATTGGACCAGCATATTAAAACGTTTGTGAGACCAGAAAAGGTAACACATACAAGTAATCCTCATTTTTATTTTATTACAGACCCAAATAGATCAGTTACAACTGACCACACAATAATGCATAGAGGTTCTCCTTTTTATAAAATTAACAAAACATATTATGCTGTCGACGCATATATAGCACATTATATTTATCAATCAGAAGAAATGTATAAAAAACGTAAAGTAAATAGAAATAGTGATGATAATACTGGTAAAAAGATATTTGACGATGATATTCATAAGCAATATAATGAAATAACTAATAATTATTTGAAGAACAAATATTCTGAAAGAGTTAGAGAATTATTAAGGATGTAAAAATAATATTAAATCAATGAATGAAACTATAATCATTTGCGTTAATATTATTTGTTTTTATATGTGTCTTATGTGTTATGTCTTATTTCTTGTGATGACGACGAGTTTTCTTACCATATGTTTGTTGAAGTCCTAAAAGAGCAAATGGTACTGCTGCTTGACGGATGATTTCACCAAAAAACCCACCCTTACGAGAACGATGTCTAGTTCTTCTATGATGACGGCGTCTAGAACCACCAGCCTTTTGTCCAGTTAATGAAACAAGTTCATTACCCATTGGATATTTTGGTCCAGGACCGAAAACGTTTTGGTATTGAACATTACCAGGTCCGACAGTTGATAATTCGTAGTCAGCAGCGCTATTGTAACCACCCTTTCTACTACGTCTGTGTCTTCTACTTCTTCTATGTCTTGGCATATTATAATAATAAATGAGAAAATAATAAAAAATTTATGTTGTTTTGTTAAAAAAAGTTTTATTACGCAAGATTAAAATAAGAATAACCAATATCGCTAAAATCATTGTGAAAATGATAAATATTAAGCCAATAATTATGTAAATATAATGAATTATTTCATTGACGACTAAATCTATAAGTGGAGAGAAAAGTTGACGACATTCTTTCTTAATATCTTCTCTCTTCAAGATCTCTAAACATTGACTAATAAATGTTTCTTTCATGATAATTAATATATTTTATTTATAATTAATGTGAATAAAATTAAATTCTGATTTTTGCGTGTTATTACAAGTAAATTTTTCTATTTAAAATTCAATATGGAAAGTATAATTGAACCAAATAAATTATTTGATTTTAATCAGATAAATTTAGCCAAACCAGTTGGTATTCAAGGAGGCGCTTATTTTACAAAAGTGTTATATAATGGCAAATCATTATATGTAAAGACACCAGAAACGCTTACAAAACAAGGATTTGTTAAAAGTGGAAAAAAAATATATTGTGATTTGATGCTTGATAATACAAATGAAGAATTTATACAATGGTTAGAAAATTTAGAAGATAGATGTCATAATCTCATTTTTGAAAAGTCTGAGAATTGGTTTGAGAACGCATTAGAGAAAGACGATATTGTCAGCGCATTTACGTCACCAATAAAAATTTATAAATCAGGTAAATATTATCTGTTAAGAACAAATGTTAAAATAAGTAACACAAGTGGTTTGCCAATTATTAAAATTTTTGATGAGAATGAATGTATTAAAACGATTGAAGACATTACAAATGAAACTAAAATTATTTCCGTTATAGAAGTTCAAGGTATTAAATTTACATCTAGAAGTTTTCAACTTGAATTGGAGATTAAACAATCTGTAATTTTAAATACTGACATGATTTTTGAGAGTTGTGTTATAAAGACACATAGAAATAATGGTGGAAATATAAGTGGAGGTGATAAGATAAGTTTAGACACAAATACATTTAGCAATAACAGACCAATTACAAGTTCTATTGTTACTAATACGAGTACAAATATGAATACTAATATAAACAATGTTTCTAACAAGGATAAATTAAGCAACAGTATCTTGACTGATTTAGGAGAAATGGAAGAATTAGAAGAGATAACTGATTTAGTAATATCAGAAAAAGATATTATGGATAGTAGTGTAGACAATGAATATAATGAAGATGAAGAATTGATAGAGAAAGAAATAAAAGAGATAATGGATGAAGAAACATTAAGCAATACACAAAAAAATCAAGAATTGAATAAAAGTTTAGAAAAAACAAAACAACAAACAGAAAAAACAAATGATGGATTAGAACATATTAGTTTAGAAGTTGAAGATTTAGACAAAGATGCTAGTATTGATTTGAGAGAAATAAATGATATTGAATTAGTCGGAGGGAGTGGTGGTTCAGAAAGTTTAGACACAATTACATTGAAAAAACCCAATCAAGTATATTATGAAATATATAAAGAAGCGAGAAAGAGGGCAAAAGAGGCCAAACAGACTGCTATTTTAGCATATTTAGAAGCTAAGAATATAAAAAAGACGTATATGTTGGAGGATGTAGATGACTCTAGCGAAAGTGATATGGAAAATATGTCAGAAAATGGAAGTGATAGTGGTGATGAATATGAAGAATTAGACGCAATATAATAATTAGAATTACTTTATGATGATTTTAATTATTTTAGTTAATTTGACACCGATCATAGAAATACAAACTATTTAGGAGTTTTAGACAATTTATAGAGAGAATTAATAAGTATTTACAAAAATATTTTATCATTAATTTTATATAATGAGCATTTCTTTAAAGAAGCTATGGAATGATTATGGAATCGGAGCAATTTTAGTATTATTAATTGCCGCCTATGGTATTGTTTTATTTTTTAGATATTTATCAAGCAAAGGTTCTGCTGGATCCGAAAAAATGACAGCCAAACCAAACCCTGCTTATGGTAGTGATAATGGTGCTGTTAGACCTGCTGAACCTGCTGGTCAAAATGAAGTTTTCGCTTCTGCACAAGGTCTCCAAACTAGTTCCCCTGGTTTACCTGCCTCTTGTTCTCATCCTAATATCCAAAATCCTGCTGAATTATTACCTAAGGATACCAACTCACAATGGGCACAACTTAACCCTGCAGGAAAAGGTGAACTTGCCAATGTTAATTTATTAAAGGCTGGTTACCATATTGGTATTGATACTATAGGTCAAACCTTAAGAAACGCTAACTTACAAATTCGTTCTGAACCTCCTAATCCACAATTATATGTGGGTCCATGGAACCAATCGACAATTACAAGTGACTTTATGAGACCACCTTTGGAGATAGGATCTGGTTCACAATAATTTTATAGACAAAAATCATTAATAAAATCTTTATATTCATTATTTTCAATTTTTTATAAGAAAATTTATTAGAATAAAAAATTGAATTAAATAGAAATGATTTAATAATTAAGCATTAATATATAACAAATGAATTTATCACAATTAACTAAAATTGAATTATTAAAAAAGTGCGAAGAACTTGGTATCAATAAATGTAAAACGAAAACAAAAAAAGAAATAATTTGTCTTATTGAAAATAAAATAAATGATAACGATAACGAGAATGACGATACACAATCGGAATGTTCTGATGAGCAAACGTTAGAAGAAAATAATAATTCGATCGACGAAGAAATAAATATTTCAAACATAGATTTATCAAGTTACAAATTTATTGATTTATTTTGTGGTATTGGAGGGTTTCATCAAGCACTAAAAAAATTAGGTGCAAAATGTGTATTAGCGTGTGATATTGACAAAGATTGTAGAGAAGTTTATAATGATAATTATGGTATAGAACCTGTTAAAAATGTCAAGGATATAGACGAAAAAAATATGGAAGATTTCGATATTTTATGTGCTGGATTTCCTTGTCAAGCGTTCAGTAATGGAGGAAAGAAAAAATGTTTCGAAGACGAAAGGGGGTTATTGTTTGATGAAATAGTGAGAATAGCAAAAGTAAAAAAACCAAAATTCATGTTTTTAGAAAATGTAAAGCATATATTAAAGGTTAGTAATGGAGAAGTTATAGAATATATAAAAAGCAAAATAGCAAATTTAGGTTACAAACTTCAATTATTTCAGATTTCTCCACATAATTATGGTATACCACAACAAAGAGAAAGAGTATATTTTGTTTGTATTCGAAATGATATTTATAATGGAAAAGAAGTGAAATTGCCAATATACAAAGGCAAATTAGAATTTAATAAATTTTTAGATAAAAAGGAAGAAATAAATGATAAATATTTTGTGAAAGGAGATGTATTAGAAGTACTAGAAGCGTGGGATGAGATGATTAAAAATTTTGAAACAGATGAAAAAATATCGCCGACAATAATGATAAATGACGCATATAGAACATATACAAAAGAAGAATTTGATAATTTTCCAGATTGGAAGAAAGAATATATGACAAAGAATAAACCTTTATTAGAAAAATATAAAACAGAATTTAGTGAATGGTATAATAAACATGACGAAATTTTACAAAAGAGAGAAATATATGGAAAACTAGAATGGCAAACAGGACCAATAAAACATCAAGACAGCATATTTAATCATTTTATACAAATAAGACAGTCTGGTATTCGTGTTAAAAAGGGACAATATTTTCCAACTTTAGTCGCTATTTCTCAGATACCTATTTATGGTAAGGAGAAACGTTATATAACTCCAAGAGAATGTGCTAGATTACAATCATTTCCAGACACATTTAAATTATCAAAGGATGATAAAAAAAGTTATAAACAGTTAGGTAATAGTGTAAATGTAGATAATGTTTATACAGTAATAACATCAACTTTAAATAATTATTTATAAAAATTTATTCTTCATGAATTTGGAATTGAGGTGAAGAGTTGTAGATATCACCTTTCCATCTAATTTCAACACGATATTTTTTTTCTTCGATGACAAGTCTATAAAACAATTTAGCAGCGTTTCTCTTTTCGCCTTTATTATCGAAGTAATACGGTTCGTGTTCGTCAAATAATACATTAGAATAATCTAATTTTTTATTGAGTTTTACAAATGACGACCCATTAAATTCGTACATATCATAGTCTACGTTAGAACTATATAATGAAGTGACCAATTTTTCTACAATCATGGGTTTATTTTCTAGTATTAGTTCTCTCAATTTGGACCAGTATGGATTTGGGTAGACTGAATTGTAAAACAATTTATTCATTTCTTCTCTGCGTGATTTGTCAAGTCCAGTAAATCCATTTGAATTTAAAAATGATTTTCGAATATTTGTCAATAATTTATCATTTTCTTTACCGAGCATTTTTTGTACACTGTAATTCGATTTTGTAGCATCTCTACTTTGTTTAACAGATATACCAACAAATTTTCCGTTATTAAGTTTAATATAAACATCCGATTTTGCTTCGAGTTTATTGATATTTTTGTTCAGTTCATTAATTTCTGTATGTTTATTTGTTTTACCAGAAATAAATACACAATCAATGTCATCCTTTTTGAAGTCAAAAATATTATCGATATCCTTAGAAGTTTTATAATTAGAAATAAATTTATTAATAATTTGTGTTTTTTCTTTTTTACAAATATCATTTATGTAACCATAAACATCATTTGTTGTATTAAACATTATGCGGTTGATAAAAGTGTCGTTTAATGTTTTATTTTTAATTTTATCAATTAATTGTGTTAGGTCTTGATAATTGTTAATTTCATCATAAAATTGAAGCAACGCAAAAACCATTTCAGTACCGTTAAATTCAACAGAAGTTCGACTAGATTTAGGTTTGCAATGTACAATGATATTTTCTTCACCCTCCGTATCGATAATAATTTTTCTGGTTGGTTTAATAGATTTGACAAGAGAATTTTTAATTTTTTCAATAGAGTTGTTGTTAGATAATATTTTTTGAATTTTTTCCATTGTATAATAATAGTTATATATAAATTCTTTAAGTAAAAAAAGTTTCAATTTTTTGTGAATATGTAAAATGTAAAATGTAAATTGTTGAATACAAAATATTTTAGGCGTATAATAATATATTTTAATAATATATATAATAAAATGACAATAAAAAACTTATTTATTTATGTAATAGTGGGATTTATATTAATAATATGTTTAAAAATATATTTGGAATCAGATGTCTTTAATTTGAAATGTATTATTTCGGATGTAGATGGTAAGAGATATTGTGTGAGAGAAAGAGAGAAGTTGCAATTGGCGGCAGATTTGTTAGCAAAGGTAACACAAAAATGTAAATTGTTGGTTCAATATGTCAAAGAAAAATATCCGAATGATGAGAGAATAAAAAAGTTGGTTGAAGGGTTTAATCCACGAAAAATAAGCGAGACATTACCAACAAGTGAATTGACAGCATATAGTGAGAACAAGGGAGAGAAATTAGCGTTTTGTTTGAATACTAAAAAAGATGGTAATAAATTAATAGATATTAATACATTGACATTTGTAGCACTTCATGAATTATCACACATAATGACAACATCGGTTGGACACAAGCAAGAGTTTTGGCAAAATTTCAAATTTTTATTAGAGAATGCTAAGGCAGCACATTTGTATGAACCGGAGGATTATAAAAAAAATCCGAGAGAATATTGTGGAATGAAGATAACAGATAATCCTTATTATGATTTGTAAGTGGGGGGTCGAAATATAAATATATATTAACAAAATAAATACTTAAAGACAACATTAATATATTTAATGACTGGCAAAATTTTAGCAACAACAACAACACGACCACATCTAACAAAAAATAATATATCTATTTATTATTGAAAAGCGTAAAATATAATATAAAAAATAAAATTTATTTATATATTATATGGAAATAACAAATTTGAAAATTTATAAAGTTCATCATTTAATCAATGAAACAAAAACGAAGACTATTTTTGTATTTTATGGTTATACATTTGATAATTTAGATATAAGTAAAAAATTTAATGATTTTCTCTCTTCTTCTCATTCTGATAAAGATTTTATTGATACATTTTCCAATTCTATCATTTTTTCTGTGGAAGAATTGAGACAAATAAAAGAAAATAATATCAATGTTATATTTTCAAAACAACAAATTCATGAAGATGATACTATCGGCACAATTAAATTGAAGATTTTGACTGAATTCAAAAACTCTTTCTCTCTTGAAGAAATATACCTTTTTGGTATTAAACAAGAAAAAGTAAATTCTGTTAATGTTTTTGAAATATTAACACAGGATAAAAAATTGAGAATTAATGATGTACGGTTAAGACAATTTCTCAACAATATTGTCGACAAAAATGGTCACAAAATTGAATTTTCAAAATTACCTGATAAAGAATACTATGATTACAGTGATATTCTCTCTCTCAATTTAGATAATAAAGTAAATTATATTAACAAATCTTTAGGTCAAAAATATTTTATTGTAGAAAACGAATACCCTTACACAATTAATCCATTCGACGCAAATGAATTTGATACATTTATTGAACGTGCATCTAGAAAATCACTCACCACATTGAACAACAGTCTATTACTTTCATCTGGTAACATATTGAATAATAATATTTATTTATGTTTTGCTGAAGACGTTTTAAAAGAACAACAAAATAATGAATTGGTCGAGTATATTATTAAGATTTATTATCCAAAATTATACTCCAAAGATATTAATACATTAGATGATATTCTCTCTTCAAGAAATAAACTCATTGCCGAGAATTCCGAATTTCTCTCTAAAAATACTTTGGAATTATTTGAAAGTGTCGATGTTTTCTATGATGTATATAAATACAAAAAACACGATTTAAATTATAAAAGTAATGGTATCAAAAAAGTCAGTTTTATACTTTATCCTGATTACAAAATAAAAATTCCTTTAGATGTTATTTTTAAACTAATACATGCTACTGAAACAAACCCACTTATCAAATATAACCCTTCTCATAGACAAGAAAAAATATATAGATTGTATGCTAATAAAGTTTCACAAGACGGAAGAAAAATCCCTTATTTAGACCGAGCAGAAATTTTTAAATTAATGAAAATAATGGGAAAGAATAAAAGTGTTTCTATATATATAGTCGATAATGACGAAAAAATCGGTGCAAATCATACCATTAATTGCGAATTCGAAGAAGATGGAAAAATATCTGTTAAATGTGAATTCGGTAAATCATTAAGTGTAAATGATATAAATAAAATAATTATTGATAATGTCAATCCAATAATAGATAATATTAAACATTATTTGGAAGAAAATGGTTATACTATGAGTGCGTTTACTAGTTTAGATGATGAAAATATTGAAATAACTGAAATGATGTATGAAATGGAAATAGAATTTGATAAAATAAATAAATTCACTACAAAAAATTTAATGGGTTGTATTTCGAGTGTTTTTGTTGTTGAAGATATTGATAATTTTAGTGAAAATGGTGTATCATTGAGATATAAAAGAGTATCAAACTTTAACAAAAGAACTAGTCAAGAAGCATTTATTATAGAAAAAATGATAGCTGGTTATCGCGCTCAAGACATCGTAGAATTGTTGATTGAAAATTACAAAGATATGACAAATTCTGAAGCAGTTGAACTTATTTCAAAAATAATCACTGAAATGGAGTTTGACAAAAAATCGCGAAAGAGAGAAAGAATAAAAATTAATCCTGGTTTCAAGGTTACCATAAAAGGAAAAAAATTTAAGAATATTTTAGTTGTAACAGTTGACAATATAAATGATATAAATTATTTAAATACTATTCCTATTTATGTAGACACATTATTACGTTTAACGCAAGAAAAAGGTACGACTGATTTTCCTGAAAAGAGAATTAAAAGTATTTGTAGTGGAAATGAGAAAAAGGATATTGTAATGGATGAAAGTGTTTCTTTATCTGAAAAATCTATCGAAAATCAAGAAGAAATGCCAGAAATCGAGGATGATGAAATTAAATATACAAATATTGAAGAATATGAAGATGAAGAAGAAGGGGCAGAGAAAGCACGCCGAGCAATTAGTATGTTTTTCGGTGATGATGATGAGGAGGAGGAAGAAGATGAACAATATGGTGGTAGAAATTCTGATGAAAGTAGCGAAAAGAGTTTGGAAAGTTTTTCGTCTGATTATGGTTACAGTGTAAAATCTTCTGAACCATCAGATGCTTCTTCATCGGAAAAGTCGATTAGTTCATTTCAACAAGATGAAGAAACATCAGAAAAATCATTGAGTTCTATTAATCCAATTACAAAAACATCGGAAAAATCATTGAGTTCTTTCAAACAAGACACTCAGAGTGATAAGTCTTTGAGTTCTTTCAAACAAGATACACAATCTGAAAAATCATTAAGTTCTTTCAAACAAGATACACCATCTGAAAAATCATTAAGTTCATTCAAACAAGACGATGATAAATCATTAAGTTCATTTAAACAAGATGAAGAGGATAAATCATTAAGTTCTTTCAAACAAGATGATGAAGATAAGTCTTTGAGTTCTTTCAAACAAGATGAAGAGGAAAAATCATTAAGTTCATTTAAACAAGATGAAGAGGATAAATCATTAAGTTCATTTAAACAAGACGATGAAAAATCATTAAGTTCATTCAAACAAGACGATGAAAAATCATTAAGTCCATTTAAACAAGACGAGGATAAATCATTAAGTTCATTTAAACAAGACGATGAAAAATCATTAAGTTCATTTAAACAAGACGATGAAAAATCATTAAGTTCATTTAAACAAGATACTCCATCTGAAAAATCATTGAGTTCTTTCAAACAAGATGAGGAACCAAGTAAAAAATCACATACACCAGTTGAAAAATCTCCTACACCAGTTGTGAAACCTCTTACACCAGTTGAAGAAATTGTAAAAACTCAAATGGAAAAGAAAACACAAAAACCAGTTAAAGAAACGAAAAAATTAAAAGGTAAAAAAACAGTTATTTTAGAATCTGACGAAGAAGAAAAAATAGTTCCTGTATATAAACCAAAAGAAACAGGCGAGAGAAATATTGATGGAATGCCACTTTCAAATCAAAATTCCTATTTTCAAAATAGAATAGAAGAAAGAGACCCAGTATTGATCATCAAAACAGACCAAGGAAAATTTAAACGTTATTCTAGAGTATGTCAGTCTGCAGCAAAAAGACAACCTGTTATTTTAGATAAATCAGAATTAGACAGAATTAATAGAGAACATCCTGGGTTTTTAAAAGAAGAAGATGTAATCAATTATGGTTCAACACCAGATAAAGATTTTTATTATATTTGTCCAAAGTACTGGGATTTAAAGAGAGAAACAATTATTACTGAAGAAGAAATTAAAAAAAACAAATTAGAAGACAAAATTATACCAGATGGAGAAACCCAAGTTCCAAAAGGGAAATATATTTACAAATTTAAAGATGAAAAACAATATCCTAATTTTGTCAAAGGAGACAAACATCCGAACGGTTACTGTTTACCTTGTTGTGTAACAAAATTTAATACAGAAGCAGTAATAAAAACAAGAGAGAAATGTACAGGTCAGATGAAAAAACCAACAAAACAAGAAAATAAAGAAGGAGAGAAAAAAATGGAAGAAGATGAAGATACAGAAGAAGATCAAGAAAAAGAGATAAAAGAAGAACAAAAGAAAGAAGAACCTGAAGAAAAAAAGGAAAGACCAAAAGGTTATGTACTCGGACCAGAAAAATACCCTCTTGAAAAAGACCGTTGGGGTTATTTACCTATTGCTATTCAGAAATTATTCCAAACATCAAATGCTGAATGTCAAATAAGTAAAACAAATACTAATCTAAAACCGAACCACGCATGTTTATTAAGACATGGTGTTGAAAATAATCAAAATCAATCGTTTATCGCATGTATTGCTGATGCTGTTTTTTATACACGTGTAGATAGTAATGGTTCACCATATAAGATTTCAATAGAAAAAATGAAAAATATTATTATACAGACACTCACTATTGATAATTTTATAAAATATCAAAACGGTAATCTTGTCACAGATTTTAAAGATCCTGAAAGATTTATAGATGAAAATAAAATGACCAAATATAAATCAAGTAATATATATAAAAAAATAGAAAAAAACAATTCACCTGAAAATCAACAGTATTTCATGTCATTATGTTCTTCCTTCGAAAATTTTGTAAGTTATTTAAAAGATCCTAATATAAAAATAGATTATACTTATTTATGGGATATTGTATGCGACAAAAATGAATACATATTTAGTAAAGGTATAAATCTTGTTATATTTGAAATGCCAGAAAATGATGTTACAAATAATGTAGAGATTGTTTGTCCAACAAATCATTATACAATGAAGTCTTTTGATCCTAGAAAATCAACACTATTTTTATTGAAACAAGGTGATTTTTTTGAACCGTTATATTCATACAAATTCGATATTCAAAAAAATACACTATTTGTTACAAAAATTTTTAGTGAATATGATACACATAGCACATTTTCAAGTTCAATGAAAAATATTTTTAACAAAATAGTAAAACCATTCTATGATGATCTCGAAAATAATGTGATTAGTTGTCGCCCAAAAAATAGTATTTCTAAAAACGTATATAAAGCAGAACATGCTCAGATATTGGACAAAATAATTCAAATACTTAATGAGAAAAAATATACTATTATAAAACAGGTATTGAATTATCAATCAAAAGTAATTGGTGTTATTGTAAAGGATAGTTCTAATTCAAATGGTAACTCGGGGTTCGTTCCTTGTTATCCATCATCTATTAATGAAAATTATGATTATGATTATATGATTGAGGATGGTTTGTGGAATAATTATACTGACACATTGAATTTTTTAAAATCTATAAATAAAAATACTGGAAAAAGAATAAAAACAATGCCACTATTTAAAGTTGTCGAAGATGAAATGATTGTAGGAATTATTACAGAAACAAATCAATTTGTACAATTATCTAAACCACAACCATTATCATCAGTAAGAGAAGATGATATTCCATTATTGAGAGATAATAACTATATTATTGATATTAATGATAATCCAATTAGACAAAGCGATATTCCTATTACAACAAGTAATAAATACGATAAAGAAAGAGAAAATTATATTAGAAAAATAAAATTAGAAACAAATTTTTTCAATATTTTCAGAAATACAATAAGAATTTTATTAAATGATTATATCAATGCCGAATTAAGAGAGAAAATAGAGGATGAAATGTATAATAAATTAACTATTTATTCGAGTAAATTAACCAATATTATAAAGTATTTGAAACAACTTGTCGAAGAAAATGGTGAAACCATAAAATTTGTGGATGGAGAAGATTATTTTAAATTATCTGATCATGTAAGCACTTGCGTGACACATTCAAATAATGAAGATAAGTGTAATAATAAGAAACCATTTTGTAGTTTTGTAAGAAAGGATGATGAAAACGGTGTTTGTCAAGTAATTCTTCCAAAAAAAAACTTATTAATACCAACTTCTGATAATGAAATTTATTATTATGCAAGAATGGCAGATGAACTTATAAGGTATAATAGAATTAAATCTTTTATTATGAAACCGCAAATGTATTTATCATTTAGTGTTATTGGATATAATTTGAAGAATGATGAAATAATTATGTTAGAAACACTTCTCACAAAAGAGTATTTTGACAGTTTGAAAGAGGCAACATTCAATAAATATATAAAATATAATAGTTACGACGAAGCACAACCACTCAAAACAATTCTTTATGATAATAATGTAGTTATTGATGAAAATATGAAAGTTGGCGATACAGATACTAATTGTGGTGCTCCAATTATGACAGCAATAAAATCAGGTCGTATAAAAAACTGTTTCCCTCGTGGGTCAAAAGAAGTTGAATTTGATAAATCACCTTATTGTAGTTTTTACTTTATTATTGAGATTATTAAATCAGTGAAGGGAAAACAATATAGTGTTAATGACATTAGAAATCAATTATCAGAAGAATATAATAAATATTTACCAACATATGAATCCAATATAGTAGATATTTTAATTGAAGAGGGAAAGAAAACGATGGGTAATGATATTAAAACAAATAAAATTGGTAGTTTTATTGATATGATAAATTCGGATGATTATTTCTTGACAACATTAGATTATTGGTTACTTCTAGTTAGACATCAAATACCATCGGTATTTCTCTCGAAAGCAAATAATTCTTATTTAATTGAAACAAATTTTGAGAAAAATGATTTTGTTGCTTACGGAAATATCGATGATAATCTCGTTTATATTGTAGTTCCTGGTTTACGTTCAGAAGTATTACCTTCATACAGATTTTTACAAAAACCAGATAAATCAATTGTAATGAGAGTAGATGATTTAAATGTAGATTGTGAAGTTAAAAATTTAATTATTGACGCTTTTAATGTTGATAATAGGAAAACCATTCCTGAGTTTTTGAATAGTTATATGAAAATTAAGAAAACAAAATATATCAAAAAGAAACCAGAAGAGAGAAAAAAAATAATTATTGAAAGTGACAAAGAAGATATAAAGAGTAGTGAAGTCATTATTGTCAAAAAACCAAAAAAAACACGAAAACCACCAAAAATCTTAGATACAAAAAAAACTCGCAAAGTAAAAAGGACGATTATATTAGATGATGTTTAAGAATTAACTATGTCAATGTTATTTACATCTACATCTACATCTACATCTACATTCATATCAGAAACAGAAGCATCATCATTAGCAACCTCCTCAGTATCAGCATCATGATTTATATTATTACTACTATTATTATTTGTATTAGTAACAACAGTTGTGTCATCACTACTATCATCATTTATGTTACTGTTATTTTCTATATAATAACCATTGATAGTAATTAATGAAATACTTTCTGTACCATTTAGAAAAATTCTATGTCTTCTACTACCTACGTTAACATTATCATCATAAAATAAAGTTTCACGCGTAGTATTATTATTGAAAGTCGATGTAACAACTCTTGTAGTATCACTATAACTATCATTATCACTATCACTATCATTGTTATTATATTCTTTTATATGTGTTTTCATAAAATCAACATCATCACTTGGTACAAAATAATCTGTAACAAATGTATTAAATATTTTACTTCCTTTATGCTTTAGCATCTTTTTCCCAAAATCTATATTATTACTAATAAATTTTTTCAGTTTTTCTATTAATTCACTTTTATAATTATTTTTAAGAATATTACAATTAGTATATTTATATTTTAAAAATAACAAAGCATATGGAGAGAAAGTCTCGATTAATTTATCACTTGGAAAATTTATGTCTAATTTTATTTTTATATCACTGATACCATAACATAATCTATTATAAAATGATATCATTATTTTTATTGTATCTTCTTTTTCAGTTTTACTCATTCCAATAAAATGAGAATTTATAGCATATTTTCTTATAATATATTCACACTCTTTTTCAAATTTCCCAATATCAAAATTCAATAAAAAGAAAGACTGTAAAAAATCTGGCATTACAAATGATTTAAATTTGATAAAAAAATAAATATTATATAACGAAGATTTTGTAAATGGTATATTATTGTATGGATTTTTTATTGTAAGAGATTCAGAAAACATATAACTTGTGTTACAAATTGCGTTTCTAATTATTGTCAAAATATCAGGAACAGTAAAAAGATATTTATGTTTTCCTTGAATAACACTAATAACATTTGTCTGTGTTTCTTTTATTTCCTCTAATTTAAGATCACATGAAGTATATAAATGTGCTTTTTTAAACCGAAATATTTTCGCAATTTTTGAGAAAGTATAATAAATTTTTTGAATTTTACAAAATGCTTCTATTATTTTATTCTTACGTTCTTCTATAAAAAAAATATTTTCAATGTATTTAGATAAAAATGTAATTGGGTTCTGTTCATAAAAATGATAATCATACATATATGAGTAAACGAATGCTTTCCCCAAATTATATCTATTTTGTTTATATTCTTTTTCATAAATTTTTTGCCAAAACAGTAACAGATTATTATTACATTTAGTTGTAGAATTATTTTCTATAAAATATATTTCGTTATGTGAATTATAGACTTTTTGACCAATATAAGAAAAAATATTCATAGTCAATAATAATATATACAATTTTATATATTATTAATTATTAATTCTTACTTATTAGTTATTATTTATTATTTATTATTTATTATTTATTACTTGTAGATTTATCATTTATAGAATTGTATTTGTTTCAAACTTAAAAATTCAAATTATAATCTTTACTGTCACCCAAATCACTTGCTGAAATATTTACAACATTATTCTGTATCTTCAAATTATTCATACTGCAAGGATCATTAGGGTTATCACTATATCCTAATACTTCTTCTATCTTTTTACTTACATCTATTTTTTCATAATCAGTTACTTCATCTTGATTCTTTATTTCTTCTAAATCTAATATTAATTGGAAAGCACTGGTTCCATAATAACCTTCTTGACCTACCATAACATTTGCTGAAATACCTCTCATTGTTTCTAATTCTGCATGTTTTGCTGCTTTCAAAAACATTTTTGGTGTTTCTTCAAATGATGCTTTAGCAATAGGTCCAGTATCATCATTATTAATACCATGTCTATAAATTGAAATCATATTACTTGTAAATGTCATTCTGTCACTTAATATTGAGTAGTGATGATAATTAATATAAGTTCCATCAAAAGCAATAACATCAACCAATTCATTCAAAATAGTTTGTCTTGCTGCTTCAATACCTAAAACATCACATACTTCAATAATATCATTACTAAATGTTCTTCGAGAATCAATATAATCAAGACCTAAAACATCACGTAAATTAGTACCAGTCGTATCTAAAACCCATATATCTTGTTTTTTATATGTTCCGGCATTTTCAACCAAATTATCCTTAATTCTTCTAATCGTAACATTGTTAATTCCAACAACACCTCTCAATATAATATTATCTAATAATTGATCTTGGAAATTTTTCAAAACCCAAATATGATCTGATTGATCTAATGTATTAGGTTTCTTTGCGCTGTTTTTAATAGAGTTTTTAATAACTGTATTCATTCTAATTCTGAATACCAATTTATCTGAATTATAGTCAGAGTATATACAACTCATTTCATCACCATAACTGTTTAATAATGTGAAATTAACATCATCCATTGTAATATTTCTATCTAACATTTCAGCAGGATCCATAACCATTCTCAAAATCCATTTAGATTTTTCATTTGTATCTTCGATAAGTGAAGTATTAGCACATTCATCTATCATATTTTCAAATTCTTTATATTGTTCCATTGTATTTTTATCTTCTTCAATCAAAGTATTCATATCATCTGGATCAAAGCATACTTCACAAGATTGTACAATTTCTTTCAATTTTGTATGTTCTAACATATACATGATAGATTGTACTTTATCTTTGTCTACTTCATCTTCTGGTCTTAAATAAACTGTTAATGAAGGATTTTTTGGTTTGCTTGAAAGTGATAATATTTCTTCAATACGAGGAACACCACGTGTTACATTTGATTTAGCAGATACACCAGCAAAGTGAAATGTATTTAAAGTCATTTGTGTAGATACTTCTCCAATACTTTGACCAGCAGTCATTCCAACCATTTCACCAGGTGCAACAATTGCTTTTTTATAATTAAGAGCAACTGTATTGAGTAAAACTATTAAAGCAGATCTATTAAATCTTTTAATAAACAACAAATTTTTTGGTGATAAGAAGTAATAATATAATGTTTTAAACAGATTTGTAGGAGGAGCATAATAAATTTTCTCTAAATTATAATACGCATCTTTGATTAATTCATATGCTTCTAATGGTGTGATATCAACAATAGAATGTTCATTTATATTTTGTTGTCCTTGGACATTATTAATAATATGTGTAAAAGCAACTGGTGAATTAATTTTGCTATCACTTTTATATTTGAAAACATTTTTAATAATTTTGTCTCTTGAATCAACCATAAAACTAGTTAATTCCTTAATTGCATTTTTTGTTTCACTTAATTGTTTTTTCATTCTTGTTATCGTGTTTTTAGCAAATATAGTATTTAACATTTTATTTTTATTGCTATCTTCTTCTGGAATATCAAAATGATTATAAATTTCTTGAATACTCATTTCGACTAATGGTAAGAATTGATTTTCTACCTTTACAGTATCAATATTATCGTCACCATATGAATATTGAACAATTTTATTTTTATTACTTCTAATTGTCATATCATATGATACCATTAAGTCTTCTAATGCTTTAATAATACGTCTTTGAATATATCCAGTAGTTGATGTTTTTACAGCAGTATCAATAAGACCAACACGACCACCCATAGCGTGAAAGAACAACTCTTGTGGTGATAAACCATTGATATATGAACTTTCGACAAATCCACGAGCACCAGGCGAGTCATCGAATTTAGTGTAATGAGGTAATGTTCTGTTTTCAAAACCATAAGGAATGCGTTTACCATCTACATTCTGTTGTCCTAAACAAGAAATCATTTGTGAAATATTTAAATCCGAACCTTTAGAACCGGCATTTACCATGATAACAAAGCGATTATCTTTGCCTAAATTATCAAGACCGATTTTACCTGCTTCAGAAGTTGCTTGATTTAAAATATTGTTGACTTGTGTTTCGAATTCTTCAATATTTGTTTTACCAGTTTCGTTTTCAAAAACACCAATTTGAGTTTGATCAATAAGAGTTTTTACTTGTTGTTTCTTTTTTGTGATTGTTGAGATAATTTCTTGGTTTGTTTTTTCGTTAGAAATTAAATCACTAATACCGACACTGAAGGCACTTGATTTCATATATTCAGTTACAATATTTTGAATATTATCGATAAAATCTGCTGATGCCATATTACCAAAGTCATTACAAACTCTTTGAATAAGACCTTCAGTACCTGCACCGACGACATCTTTATTAATTTGACCACTAATATATTTTCCATCTCTGATTTCGAGATAACTACTTCCATCTTTACCTTGTTTGTATTTCATTGTTAGAGGTGGTAATATTTGACTTAAAATGTCAAAACTTGTGATAACATCTTTTTCTAATAATTCTTTTTCATTTACTTTATTAAACATCATTAAAAGATCCATTGCTTGTTTTGGATTAAATTTTACATTGTTTCTTGTAAATCTATAACATCCAAGCATAGAATCTTGATAAATACCAATAATCGGTTTGTTATTGGCTGGACTAATTATTTGATATGGAACTGCCGCCAAATTTCTCAATTCAGCATCTGATTCCACATCCTGTGGCATGTGTAAATTCATTTCCATAATGAATAACCCCTTAAGATTTCTCAAAAGGATAGACTATACCTTATGCCTCATCAAGTTGGTTAAACTATCATATGAGACCCACAAACGTCTAGTCGTTGAACCTTTCCCATACTCTTACCATAACGAGGTTAGGGACTTGGCTGCGGATTGCCCAATCATTCACATTATTACCATTGGTTTCGGCAATTAACCGAGTTCCTCACAAATGTTTCCAATTGTGAGTGGTAGTGAATGCTCTAAGGAGGTTTCCCGCAATTTGAATGTGTTGCTAAATGATTTTTCAAAGTATTAATAAATTCAATCGCACTTTCTTTACTTTTTTCAACTGGTATATGAATACCACCAAAATCTGCTTTACATTTTTCAATATAAACATACCAACCATATTGTTCATTATATTTTTTTAATGGTTTAATATATTTATCAATGTCATCATCAATATTTTGTATATTTTTAAATTTTTCAAACTTTTTATCCTTATAATATTTTACAACACCTTCAGAAACTCTTTTTTTACTTTCTTCACAATGTGTAAAAGTTTGTCCTCCATTTTTTAAATTATAACCATTAGGATATAAACTATTATATTTTTCAATATAATATATTTCCTTTTCATCAGAATTTGATAAATCACAATATTCAATTAATTCAACTATAAAATCATTTGCCCCATACTTGCGTATAGCATTATTTAAATAGTGTGATTGATTTTTCTTTTGTGAAAATGCTTCTGATATATGACATCTAAATCTTCCTTGATGTCCGTAAGGTCTATATCTTTTATGGTTTAAAATATGTGATACTGCTTGTCCTATATAATTTTTACCAGTAGTCAAACATGTAATTTTATATATTTCACAATATCTATCACATGGATTATCAAGAATTTCTTTTGATAGTTTAATTTCTTTTGATGGTTCCATTTTATATAAATGTAATATTTTATTTAAGTGCTTTAGAATTAAAATCATTTAACTAGGGAGTAACACGCTTTTAACGCTCCCTGTTGGGGACAAAATGTAATTTACATATGTCTATCCCCATCGAAATCAGCATTGTAAGGCTTTGTCAAACCTTTCCTTATCATTTCTGGTAAGGTTGGACTGTATCTTAAGCAAACTCTAGATAGTTAATCTTTCATAGTTTACCAACACCCGTTCAGTCTCTGAATGCCTTCCATATCCTACCATAACGGAATTAGGAAGTAACACTGCGGATTATCCAATCCTTTACATTATTACCATTGGGTTCGGCAATTAACCGAGTTCCTCACAAATGTTTCCATGTGTGAGTGGTAGTAAAGGCTCTAAGGAACTTCCCGCATCAAGGTGTTTCGCCTCTATATAGAGACTAGAGGGTTACACGCTTTTAACGCCCTCTGTTGCCAACACAAAGTCTATCGGCGACATTCATTCTAAATGTGTCTCCTCGCATCATAATACGAGCAATATGACACATCATACTCATTCTATGAAGAGTAGGTTGTCTGTTAAATAACACAGGATCACCGTCCATCATATGTCTATGAACGATATCACCGTCTTCAAGAATAATAGATTCTCTGTCAATAAAACGCAAAGTAATAGATTCACCATTTTTCTTTTCAAGAATTTTAGCACCAGGCCACACATCAGGACCATTCTTAATAAGTTTAAGTAAAAATTCTCTGTTCAATGAATTTACTCTTACTGGTTTGGTAATATTTTTAGCAATTTTTAATGGAACACCCAACTCTTTAATTGAAATATTCGGATCAGCAGTAATAACAGAACGAGCACTAAAATCAACTCTCTTTGCCATTAAGTTTCCTCTCATTCTTCCACCTTTACCATTTAATCTGTCTTTAATAGACTTCAATGGTCTCCCTGATCTTTGAGCATTCGTTGGTACTCCAGGAATTTTATTATCGACTTGTGTTGCCACATAATATTGTAAAATATTAGTATAATCATCTATTTCTTGTGCAGTTGTAGTAGGTTTCATCATTTTTTCTTGTAATATTTTATTTGTTTTAATAATACTTACCAAAATATGACTTAAATCATCTTCAGATCTTTGTTGTGCGTCGTGTTTAACAGATGGTCTAACTGCAGGAGGAGGTACTGCCAAAACCTGACAAACCATCCATTCAGGACGAGACCAAATAGGACTAAATCCCATAAAATCAACATCTTCATCTGATATTCTTTTAAAAATCTTTAAAACCATTTCAGGTGTAACTTTAATAAAAACATCAGAAGGATCGTCTGTATTTATTGTGTCCCATGCAGCAATAATTGTGGCGATATTTTCCTTTTTAAATTTTGGTTGAAGACAACCACAACCATCATCAGTATCTTGACCACAACGCTTAATTTTTCCACATAAACGGAAAACATAATCCCATCTGTTTTCTCCAGTTAATTTTAATGCTTGTTTATATTTTTCTTTGCTTATAAGTAATTTACTACATTTAAAACATACACAATTCAAAATTTTCATTATAGTTAAATGATATTGAATATAAAATACTGGTCTCGCTAATTCAATATGTCCAAAATATCCTGGTGTTTCCATATAATCAAGACCATCAGTCGGACAAATTAATCCTGGTTCTAATACACCCATTCTAGGATCAAATAACCCACCAATAACAGGTTTATTTCCCATGTAAGTATCACGACTTGTAATTTCAGCAACAGAACCTTTTCTGATTTCTTCTGGTGACAAAATACTGAATTGAATACCAACAATTTTTGAAGATTTAATAATATTCGAACTTCTGTTCTTGTTCATCTCTTATATTATAATATAATACATTTATATTGTTTTAATTTCAATTTTATTTTTTAATTAATTTTATTTATAATTAAAATCAATTAAAATTAATAATAATAACTATCAATAACAATTTAAAAATTAAAATACTAAATTCTTTCGTAATACATATAATTATATCTTTAAGTTCTTTTCTGATTTGATTATATTATAATTTTATACTAAATACATTATCATAAATAAATATAAAAAAAATTGAAAACATAAAACGATATAAACAATAATCAATATACTATATACTATACACCATGGTTTCTACAAGAACAGATAAGATTAAGAATATTATTAAGAAGAGAGATGAATTAAAGAATAAGAAAAGAAAGGATGAATCATCTGAAAGTGATAATGGTTCTAGTTCAGAAAGTGATCATTCTGATTGTGATGAAGAAATGTCTGCTACCGAAATAAGAAAATATATTAGTAAAATTTACCCTTCGAAACATATGGATAAAAAAATCAAATCAGATGAAAAAATGAAAAAATATAAAAAACTATTGAAAGAAATTGAAAATGATGAAGATGACGATTATGTTTCAAAAAAATCACACAAAAAGAGAATTAACAAAAACAAGAATATTATCGTGTCAAGTGATGAAGACAGTGAAAATAATGATGAAGAAGAATGGAGTACTGAAGATGAAAAACCAAAGAAATCGAAAAAAAATTCCAAGTCAAAACACCTATCGAAAAAGAAACAAAATAAAAAATCAAAAGATGATAGTGATAATGACGATATTTCACTTGGTTCTTCTTCTGATAGTTCTGATGAAGACGATGAATATGAACCAAGCGAGGATTATTCTCAATCGTCTGATGATAAGAAAGATAACCAAATAAATATGGTTTTCACAATTGGTTTCGATGATAATGACGAAGATGAGTGGGATGATGAAGATGAAGAATGGGAAGATGAAAGTGCTGATACTGAAGATGAAGATGAACCGGTTTCAGAATCAGAAGATGAAGATGAAGAAAGTATTTGTGACACTGAAACATGTACTTCAGAAGAAGAAATTGTGAAACATAAAAAAGGTAAAAAGGGTACTAAAATCGAAAAGAGTAAAAAGATAGAACAAAAACAAATTACTGATCTTCAATTAGCACCTCAAAAGTCAGATGAAGAAGTTTTGAAACAACTCAAAGAATTATATGAAAACGATAAAAATAATAAGACATTAAGAGAATGTATAAAAGTTTGTGAAGAAAAAATAAAGAAGAATGTTGCTAAAAAGGAAAGATATAATAAAAAGACAAAAGCAAAACATGGAAGAATTTTTAGAAAAATTATGAAGGACAAAAACACTATGAATGACTCAAATTATTTCGATACATTAGAAGCAGACCATCAAAAGAGACTTATTAAAGAATTAAGAGAAGTTAATAAGACAATTCGAGTAGAAAAACCATATAGAATATCTATTTTGGAATCGCAAATACCAGCAATTTTCAAAGGAACAGCGATCAAGAAAATTAATTCAATGAAACATATGGAACCTGGTGGAGGCGAATATTATAAAATCAAAAATTGGATTGATACATTTATGCATATTCCTTTTAACAAATTTGAAACATTACCAGTTAATATTGATGATGGTGTTGAGAAATGTCATGAATTTATGGAAAACGCACAAAAAACATTAGATGAAGCTGTTTATGGGTTAAATGACGCAAAGATGCAAATCATGCAAATGTTAGGACAATTAGTTACAAACCCTAAGTCAGTTGGTACAGCAATTGCTATTCAAGGACCAATGGGAACAGGTAAGACAACACTTGTTAAAGAAGGTATTAGTAAGATTTTGCGCAGACCATTTGCTTTTATTGCTCTTGGTGGTGCTACTGATAGTAGTTTCTTGGAAGGTCATTCGTATACATATGAGGGTAGTACTTGGGGAAAAATAGTTCAAATTCTCATAGACAGTAAGTGTATGAACCCAGTTATATATTTCGATGAATTAGACAAGATAAGTGATACACCAAAAGGAGAAGAAATAGTTGGAATATTAACACATTTAACAGATACATCACAAAATTCTCAATTTCATGACAAATATTTTGCTGAGATAGATTTTGATTTAAGTAAATGTTTGTTTATATTCAGTTATAATGATGAAAGTCGTGTTAATCCTATTTTAAGAGACAGAATGTATAGAATTCAGACGAAAGGATATGATAGAAAACAGAAGACAATGATATCGAATAATTATTTGTTACCAAGAATTCGTGAACAAGTGAAGTTTACTGAAGAACAATTGAATATTCCAGAAGAGACAATACATTATTTAATTGAGAATTTCTGTAATAAGGAAGATGGAGTAAGAAATTTGAAAAGATGTTTAGAAATAATATATACAAAGTTAAATTTATATAGATTGATGAGACCTGATACAAATTTATTTGAACAAGACATGTCAATTAAGGTTGAGTTTCCTTTTATAGTAACAAAACAAATAGTTGATAAGTTGATAAAAAAAGAGGATAATTTTATTAGAAGAAGTATGGAGGCAATGTATATTTAAAAATAAAATAAATATAATTAAAACATATAATAAAAACAATTATAAATAATTAGAATAAAATATAATTTTAAAATTTATTATGAATATTAATTTATATAATAAATTTTATATTATCTTATTTTTTTACATCTTTTGTTTCTTTAAATAAAAAGCATCACCCCATTTATAATTTTGACACCACGATGTTTCAACACGTTCAAAATCATATTTCTTTAAAAAATCATCTAGTTCAGTTACTATTGCACAACCTTCATAAACATAATCTTCATTTACTTCTGTATAAATATAATCAACATTAACTAAATATTCTTCCATACCTTTTAATGCTTTTAATTCAGCACCTTGAATATCTAAATTTAAGAAATTAAACTCAATATCATAATTACTAATAATATCTCTTAATAATTTAGTTGTTGCACTAAATGAATGTGTATAATGAATATGTGGATGAAAAATTTTATGTAATCCAAGTTCGAGCATGGATGAACTTTGACCATTATTAGAAACATTAAATGTTACATTTTCTATTTTATCAGACACAACAGCTTGTTCAATCAATATATTTGGATATTTAGTTTTCGAAATTTTTACTTTTTCGTCTATAGCTTCAACCCATAACACATTTTCTCTTTTTAAATATTTATCATACATTTGTATTTCTTCGCATTCATGAGCACCAACATGCAATATTCCTTTAAAATTTATGTTATATTTATTTACCAAGTAGTCAAGTTTAATTAACATATTTTATTATGAATAGTTAATTCTATTTGTCTTTAAATAGTTAAATTTTAATTTAATATTTTCATTATACATTTGTAAATAATATAAAAATAAGATGCGTTATAATATTATTAAACTGTAATATGGATAATATTATGTCAACACAAGATAAATATATCAACACATTATTAAGAATAAAAAGACTAATTATTTGTAAAATTGATTTTTTAGGAGATTTATTAACAAGTAAACGTGATTTGGATACAGAAATGTGTGAAATAATTGATACTTTTTTATTTTCGGATTTAGAAGATTATAAAGATATATTTGATGAAAAGAAAATTAAAACAGAAATCGTTTTTTCAAAGCAATATCTAAAAAAAATAGAAGAAAAAATAAAGAATAATTGTCAACACGAATTTGTTGAAGATCATATAGATTATTCTATTGACAAGACTAAAAAAATAAACTATTGTAGAAAATGTTTATTCGAGAAAAATATATTTAAATAAACACAAAAATTTATTAAGTAACACAAACATATTAAAGAAAACTCTATAAATTAATAAAATGAAATACCCGCTTGTTACTTTTTTTCGACATTCAGAATATAGTTATGTCGATTTATTTTTACAGGAAAATGCGAATAAATTAGAATGTACAATTAGAATTGTTGACAATATTAATTCTGTTAAAAGTTTATATAATGTTAACAATCATTTATTGGTAACTTTTGGTAACACAAAAGAAGAATATGATGTTATATTATCAGATGTAATAACCCTTGATAAACAATTTAGTTTGGATTTAAGAAGAATGCATTATGTACCTGGTGTAGAAACACCTTTCGACGTAGAAAAATTCACGAATGAAGTAAATACAAGATTTGCAAAACTATCAGTATATAATCGTGAATTAGTGAGACCAGTTTTTTCTGCTTTTACAACTACGTATAATTCTTATGAAAAAATAAATCGCGCTTATAATAGTTTAAAAAATCAAACAATGTTAGACTGGGAATGGGTTATTATAGATGATTCACCAGATGAAAAACATTTCGAATTTCTGAAAAAATTATTGTTATCAGATAAACGTGTAAGATTATATAGACGTTCAGAGAATAATGGAAGTATAGGAAATGTTAAAAACGAGTCGATTGGATTATGTAGAGGAAAGTATATTTTAGAGTTGGATCATGATGACGAAGTAATGCCATTTGTCTTTGAAGAATCGACTGATTTGTTTGAGAAAGACCCCGATTTAGGATTTATTTATATGGATTTTATTAATATTTATGAGAATGGCACGAATTATCGTTATGGAGACTTTATTTGTAAAGGTTATGGGAGTTATTATTGTATCAAACATAATAATAAATGGGCATATGTTTATAATACACCAAATGTGAATAATATAACGTTAAGTCATTTAGTATGCTGTCCAAATCATCCAAGAATATGGAAAAGACAGACGTTAATGGAATTAGGTAGTTACAGTGAGTATTTGCCAATATGTGACGATTATGAAATTCTTTTAAGAACTGCTGTTGGAACAAAGATGGCAAAAATTTCAAAGATGGGTTATGTTCAATATATGAATGAATCAAATAACAATTTTTCATTAATAAGAAATTCAGAAATAAATCGTATTGGTCCACAGTTTATTGGACCTGTTTTTTTCGATTTTTTAAGTATAGATGAAAGAATGAAACAAAAAAATGCTTACGAAGATAATGTATACAAATGGCATCATCGTAAATTATGGGAAAGAGATGAAAAAACATATGAACATAAATATTGTAATCTCTTGTTGAATGACAGTATAGACAATCAATATTGTATAATTGGAGTAGATGCTTTTGTAAAAAATATTAATTTAATAAAAATGTTGTATAACGATCCAAGAAATGAATTGATATTATTGTCAAACAAATATAATAATGAATATTTATGGGAATTACTAGACAGACACAATCTTGAAAAAATGAAGTGTTATTATTTGGAAGGTTCAAATAATCAACAACTTATTAATTATTTCAATTATATGATGAAAATTCCAAATAAAGAATATGAAATTATTGAATGTAAGAGAGAAGAATTAAAATGTTGTGACGAACTATATAATAAAGTTCAAGTAATGAATTCATTAGTAGAACAAACTGGTAATTATCTAGAGATTGGTATTGATTTTGGTATTTCTTTTAAAGATGTTCACTTCACGAAAAAGATAGGTGTCGACCCTTCTCCTAGAATTGGAAATGAACCAGAAGAAATAAAAAATAAAGTTATTATTAAATCGAGTGATGATTTTTTTGCCGAATTAGGTAATGACGATTGTGAGTTGGTTGAAGACAAATTTTTCGATGCTATTTTAATTGATGGAATGCATCAAGTCGAATATTCATTAAGAGATATAGTAAATAGTTCAAAATATTTAAAACCTGATGGAATTATATTTTTGGATAATATTATACCACAAACATATTTTGAGCAATTAAAAGTTCCAATTAAGCATTATTATCAAGACAATATTTTAAAATATGGCGAACCATGGACAGGGGATATTTGGAAATTGGCATTTTATTTATTAAAGGATAAAAAAATCAATGAAAACATTTATGATATAAAAATCCATAATACAAGGAATGAGAGAGGTTTAATGAGTTTTAAAGTGAATAAACCGTTAGATGAAAGTATATTTGATTTGGAAAATATTAATAGTTATGATTATTTTACAGATTTCGATGATTATATTCAATTTATAAATATTTCTTACACTTTTTAACATTTACTAGTATTAGTATTAGTATTAGTATTCTTATTACATGTATAATAACATTTATAACATTCAAAAAAAGGACCAAAAGTTGCGTAACACAAACCATTTTGAATAGTATGTCCACATATAGTTCTTATAAAACTACATGAATAAACGCATGGACAACAACAAACCAAACCACAAGTTATAAGTGTAGAATAATTGAAAATATTATCTTTGCAAAATTTATTTGTTCCATTATAAATCTCTCCAAAAAACATACAACAACAAGATGGTGATAAAAATGCTGACGAAGTTGACAACGTTGGTGTTGAAGATATATCGGTTTCAATAAAATCTACGGCAGTGAAAAATACTAATTCTTTTTCTTTGTCATCCATTTCGTCAAAATAAATTATTTTGTCATCACAATTTTCGAACATAGATGTTTGCTCTAAGTCATTATCATTATCATAATTAGTCATATTATAATTTATAGAAAATAAATTACAATATCATATAAAATTTACAATATTATATAAAGTTTAATATTCAGAGTAAGGATTATTGTTTCCACCTCTTTCAATGAGATAGTTGTATTGTTGACCAGTCATACAAGCGCAACCCATAGAATTAGAATAAGTATTAGGACAACATTCAGGTTTAAAAGGAGTTGTTTCAAACATATTTAATTCCCCTTCTGGGAGTGGAACTGGTTGTGGTTTTCTGTCCAAAAATTTTTTAACAGCACTGTCTAGAGGTTTTCCAGGTTGAACAAGGAGTGAAGGTTGACCCCATTTTTCGGCAGCTTCTGTTGGTTTATATCCTGGAGCACCTAAAGTATATGGGGAGGATTGACCATAGTTAGTATTTGCTCCAGTAAAACCTTCCATTAAGTTCATTTTGCAACAAGAACAAAATAAGTGTCCACACATAATAAAATAGACAACAACAATTAAAATAAGTATTTCAAGTCTGAATTTAAAACCGAATATATTAATATCCATTATTATACATAATTAATAGAAATTAATTTTGTTTTCGTATAATGAAAAAATCACTAAAATAAGTCAATACAAGAATTATAGTCGTATATTGTTTTTCCAAATATTCGAATAGTGTTTTCTTCAGTTAATAAATGGTATAGTTTGTTTACTCTTTTTTCAATTGGTAATTTCTCTCTTTTATAATCGTTCAATTCCATTTTCAGAAATCTTATAATAGGTCCTCCAATAAATTTTTTGTTTTTTCCTAAATCATATAAATATTGTCCTTCTAATCCAGTACCGTCTAATTCAACAATTCCATATATTTTGTTATTTTTTTCGAGAACATCACCAACACATATGTCTTTAATTTTTTTCTCCTCTCCATTTTCTAATCTAAAAACAGTATCTTCACTAAATCCTCCATCTAAATATCTATGAATATCTTCTCTAAAAAATAAATTTCTTTTTTCTGTTTGAGTCTCTGAACCTAATTTTTCAACAATTTGTTCTAATCTTTCATTATATATTTCATCCCAATCACTATAAACAAGATTATTTATATATATTTCTTTGTTTGATGTGTTTATACAATAAATATATGGTTCATTATAAAATCCTATACGTCTGGCTAATGGATGATTTCTAACTGATATCCAACAACCATATTTGTCTAAAGAATTTTTTACTTTGTGACAACCACTTACGATTATACCATCTAATTCATACATATCCATTTCGCTTGAATCTAATTTAACTAAAGCAGTTACATAAGAACCATTAAATAGTCTTTCTCCAAGAACCAATTCAGATATAGATTTAAATGTTCCATTTTCTAAATGTATTTGCGTGTTTTTGTCGAAGCATTTTAATTTTGGAACTCCAGCAGTTTTAATATGCATAACTTGTGTCATAAAAACAACAATAACTGCTAATGGAACAGCAATAGATAAAAAAGTTATAGACAACGCAGATGCTGCTCCCCAAGTAAATGGGACTGCCCAAAAAGCAATAATAGACGCAAGCATCCCAAATAAAATATAAACAATGAGTTGAACGATTGCTCCTAGTGCGCTTTGTAATGTCATATATGTTCCCAGTGCTGTAAATAGTCCACCAGTCAAAGTTCCCTGTGTTTTAGCAAGTACGTCTTTAAATCCGATTGTTATTTGAAGTAAAGGAATTAACATATTTAATATGCGTCCCATAATCTCTGCTGATACGTGTTTTATGCTTTGTCTAACATTATTAATCATACCACGGACACCATTTATTTCTTGATTATAACCATTAAAGGTTGTTTGAAGAGTATTTGTTACAAAATTAATAGGAGCAAGTGCTTGACCAGTAACTGATTTTAAGACATCCTGTACACAATATGTAAAATTTTCTTGAGTATAATCACTTATGGATACACCATCAGGTCGATTTATAAATCCAGCAAACGGTAATACTTTTGGATTACAACGTTGATTTATCCAATCATCTTTAATAGGTTGAATATCAGACATAATAGAAAAATAAGAATAAATAATGAATACAATAAATGTGAGTAACATAAAAAAAATTATAGACGTACCATATTGGTCAAAATATGATAAATTATCATACATTTCTCTCAATTTTCCTGTAGTGTTTCCTATATTTTTATTAAAATTTTCCATAATATTACTATTATATATATATTTACAAAATAATAGTTAATAGTAATACATAAATTTACAAAACAATAAATTAAATTCCGATCATTAATTTAAGTTTTTCAATATGATCTTCCCAATCACAAAAGATTTCTTTTCCGATTTGAATTTTATTTGTTGATGTTACTAAACAACAGAACCAGTCTGTCACGACTTCATTTTGTTTTTCTGCTTGGAAATAATCGCATACTTTAACATATCTACTTGTTCTACTATCGACTACTAAATGTGACCCAGTTACATAAATATCGCTTCCTTCTACACCTCTTCCTCTTAATATATATAATTCTTCTCTCGTTTCAACATCTTTATTATCTATTTTCATTGTTGCTATAATACGACTACCATCATCAAGTGTATTACCGATTTCAAGGTCTTCAATAGCAACTATTTTTCCGCCAAATAATTTTACTTTTGTTTTTGGATGAAAGCATTTACCTAGTGCTCTTGTTAATTGTCCAGGAGGCCCATTCCAAGCACTTTTCATTGTTTTTATAGAACCATCCATTAGATAAAGTAATACGACCATTACACCAATAATTTTTCCGATCAAGTCTTTTATACCGATTGTAATTTTTTGAAATTCGATAATAATATTTAAAAATACTCCAAATATGGTTTGAATGATTGAAGTAGCAAAAGTTCTTATTTTGTTAAACATTTCGCGTACATCTTGAATAGATTGCATAAATTGACCACTCATATTGGTAATATTAGAGAGAACATATGTAATTGGTTGTAACATATATCCCATCATATTAGACTGCATATTTTGTACACAATAAGTAAAATCTTCACTGATATTTTCAGATAAAGGCATATACATAGGGTTACAACGGTATTCGGGCCATTTCTCTCTAATTTCTTTAACAGAAGCAAATAAATAAATACAAGAAACTCCTATAACAAATCCTAAATTAACATATATAAAATTTAACCAATTTTTTCCAGTTGGCATAATTACCTTATAT